ATTCATGAAAAGTAAACGCATCATTTTATCACGCGACCACGTATTATCATATAGACAATCATCTAAAATAACAAAGGCTCTGGGGTCAATCGTAGTGCGTTTATACGTTTCCATTTCTTTTTTTATTTGTTTCAAAACGGTGCGTTGACGTTTTAAAATATTTTCTATGATGGCGGTATTGTATTCATTATGCACAAACAATTTTGGCACCATTTTTCCGTAAAAGCCGTTCCCTTCTTCTGTTCCAGATATTACCGTGCCAATTGGTATTTCTTGTTGATAATAAAGTAAGTCTCTTACCAAAAAAGATTTGCCGGTGTCTCTCTTACCAATTAAAACCACCACAGGTCCTTTATTCTCATTTGGTTTAAAGCTAATACTTTTCATATCAAATTTTTTAAGTTCCAAAGTCATTATTATTTAAAATAGAAACTATTTTTTATCAATTTAAACGTATTGTAGAAAAACTAGAAAATTTGCAATACGAATAGAAATCTACAATATTGAGAAAAATCTATAATTTATATAATAAGTTAAAAACAAATATAATTTTTATATTAATTAGCTAAAGTATGGTATTTGTAAACTATCAAAAAAGAAAGAACCCTGAACTTTTCAAAAGTTTAGAAGATTCAGATTCTCTTTTTCTATCCAATGCACAAAATTATATTCCAATTTACACCCGATTCTTTTCATTAAATGATACAAACTTTAATAGTATCAATTTAAACCATAAATGGTATATTTATAGTGTTGATAAACAGAACGAAGAAAATTCTAACTTGTATAATTGCAAAATCAGTAATCTTACAACGCAAAAGACAATTCATAAAGAAGTATTTTTTAAGCTAGCTCCATTATTAGACCCATATAAATATTTAACAGGAAAATATAATATTAACGATGAAAAAATATTTAATTTACCCAAATTAAATTCAACATCAGATGAGTGTCACCCAAAGTTATTAGACACCAATAACTCCGCTTACGTAGATGGGTTATTTATATATTTAACCAGTAATCTACTCTACAATAATCGTTTTATACATGGACTAGATTATTATGGTTCTACTTTAGGCATCAAAAATAATTATAAGATTAATGTGTTTGATGATATTGATTATTTGAATAATTCTGATTTTTTTAATAACAACAAAAATACCCTATTTAAAATAGACGATTATCAACATTTATTTCAAAATGAAAACAATACGAAATTGGAACCCATTACAATACAATATAATACCAGCGCGAAGTCCCAATTATCAATAAAATCTTTCGATAATGAGTTATTTGAAGGTGTATTTGAAGATAATACATCGAGTAAAAATACTAGCGAATTAGATGATATAAATGTAGATATAGACAAATTAGATGAATTCACAAATGATTTAGATATAACAAATACAAATACAAATACAATAGATAGTGAAAATAACAATCTTGTTAGTTTAAAATCAAATTCGTCGTGTTCTTCTAGGTCATCCTATACAGATAGTAACGATAGTAATAATGATAGTAACGACGAATGCGAAAATTGTGGAGAATTAGAAAGCTTTGACGAAGACCTAAATAGTCATATTACAAATAGCGACAATCACTCTGAAAGTGACACTGAAAATGATTCCGAAAATGATTCCGAAAATGATTCCGAAAGTGAATCATACGAAGAAGAACAAATATTCGCCACCATACCAAAATTTCCAATCCAAGTTATCGGAATGGAATATTGTGAAAATACATTTGATGATTTAATTTTGAACGAAGACTTAGAAAAAGAAGAGTGGTTATCAGCATTTATGCAAATAATTATGATATTAATAACGTATCAAAAAGCATTTGGATTCACGCATAACGATTTACATACGAATAACGTAATGTATAATAAAACTTATAAAAAACACATTTATTATTGCTACAAGAAAAAATATTACAGGGTTCCTACGTTTGGACGCATATTTAAAATCATCGATTTTGGCAGAAGTATTTATAAATTTGATGGCAAATTATTCTGCAGCGATAGTTTTCAAATAGGCGGTGATGCAGCCACCCAATACAATACTGAGCCATATTTAAACAATAAAAAACCCAGATTAGAACCTAATTTTAGTTTTGATTTATGTCGTTTAGCTTGTTCCATTTTTGATTATGTGATTGATGATTTTGAAGAAGTAAAGGATATTAGCAAATGTAAAGACACTATTAAACGTTTAATCGTGGAATGGTGTTTAGACGATAAAGGTATAAATATGTTATATAAAAATAATGGCACAGACCGTTATCCAGAGTTTAAATTATACAAAATGATTGCACGATGTGTACATAATCACATACCACAGGCACAACTGGAACGCCCAGAATTCGACGCTTTTTCAAAATTTAAAGGAGGCGTTCCCGATGATGTTATCAACATTGATACTATACCATCATATATGTAACCGTTTCATTTTTACTAGGTTGGAGTATAAATCACACAAAAAGAGTGAGAATTATAACAATTTGTTATTTATTTCATAATATAATCTTTGGATTGTTTATATTATGGATTCATTTGGTTTTATTATAACGAGACATGTTAATTCCGAATCTACCAATAGATATTGGAATCATTCAGTTAAAATACTTAGAACATTATATCCTAAAAGAAAAATAATTATTATTGACGATAATAGTAATCAAAATTTCGTGAAAGCTGACTTCAATTATAATAATATTCAAATCATACAATCTGAATTCCCTGGTAGAGGAGAATTATTACCCTATTACTACTTTATAAAAGACAAATTTTTTGAAAATGCGGTAATAATGCACGATAGCGTTTTTATTCACAAAAGAATTAATTTTGGGAAATTAACAGGTAAAAAAGTGTTGCCATTATGGCATTTTCATTCAGACAATGAAAATATAAATAATTCAATAAAAATAACGAGTGTTCTATTGAATTCACATATTTTACAACACAAATTAAGAGATGAAATTAAAATTGGGTTGCCTCAAGATAATTGGTATGGTTGTTTTGGGGTTCAAGCGTACATTAATCACGATTTTTTATTATATATTGAAAAAAAATATAAAATAACTAATATGGTTTATAGTGTATTGAATCGACCTGATAGATGCTGCTTAGAAAGAATCATGGGTTGTATTTTTAACAATGAATGCCCTTTAACCATAAAAACAAAATCCTTGTTCGGAAATATATCACAACATCATAATTGGAGAGAATATACATTTGATAAATATATTGCTCACTTAAAAAAAGGCACCACACCACATGTGGCGGTGAAAGTTTGGACTGGTAGATGAAAAACAGCGCTAGGTGTGACAGTTAGATTGGTTAAAACCCTGGGTTATCTGTAAACACTGGCGTAACAACGGACCCACCCCCTTTAAATAGTGGGTTTATTTGGTCAATAACAAAGTATCCAGAAACAACACTAAAATAAACCAATAAGGTATCTCTGATTAACAATTTAAGCGGTTTACTTTCTTTTTCAATAAATCTCATTTCAATAAATTTTGCGATAAAAAATACTACTGAAATGATTGCTGCGTTAATAAAAATATTATTCATTACAATAAATAAGCATAATCTTATTTATTTTAATACGCAATTTATTCTAAAACTTCAATATCGTCGATTATTAAATCTGGCAATAATTCTAACTGTGGTTCTTCGATATTATGAATATCTAATACATCTAAATTAAATGGCTGGTCTGTAATGTTTAATTTTGAAATATCGCCGTCATCATTTTCCATTTCTATCCTTCTTTGTTGATTACGTAATTCACTGATTTCTTCTAAATGAGAAATCGATTTTGGAGCAATCACGTTGGCTACATTTCCATCGTCACTCTTTACATAATCAATTTCATTGAAACTTAAGCTGGGCCTGGTTTGCAATCCTTGTGCACCGGCATTGGCATTTACTGGTTCTTTTATAGGTTCCTCAATGATTTCTTCCTTAATCTCTTCTATAACATCTTCTTCTATTGTCTCATCCATATATGCTTTTAAAATTGCATCCACTGGGATACTTTCTCTCAATGTGTTTAATATACATTCTTGCACAATAATTTCCAACTCTCGATGGTTTTTTTGGATTTGTAATGGCTGAATATTTACTTCAAATAAATATACATTTTTATAAACCTTTCTGGCAACGTTTATATATGTTTTGTGTATAAAATCGTCTAATTTTGGAATATTAATGTCTATTTTTTTTTGTTTCTGACCAACTCGCATGGCAGTTAATATTTTTAATTGTATAATGTGAACACATGTTACTAAATCTTCTAAATAATTACAACCAGATTTATCACATATTCGTTTTCTTTCGGTTTCTATTATTTGCGAATTCCATTTGGGTATTCTAGAAATCAAATTTTGAAATGTCATTAAATATTTATCATTTTCTCCATTTTCTTTACAAAGCTTGCTGGATTCGTCTAAAATAGATTTATAGCCGTCAATAATCAAAGGGGTTAAAATTGTAACTAAACGAGAACTCCATTCATTTTTCGATTCATGAAGAGCGCTAACATTGAAATCATCCATTTTACATAAAACTAATATTTTCTAAAGATAGTTCTGAACTTAAAAATGTAAAATGTAAAATAAATAACATTAATAGTTTTTCATTTCTAAATTCCTTTCTTACACGATTAAAGCATATAAGAAGTTCATAACGTTTTTCAATGGACACGACATTATCTAAAAACCTATGGTTTTCTAATAGCTGCATTATATCCAATGAAGTATATGCTTTCTCGTATAATTTTACACACAATAGCATCAATTCTTCGACAGTGTTATTTTTACTTACTTTCATTAACTCTTTTTTGAGAGAATCGAGGCGTTTCGTTTTAATATCCTTCAAATTGAAGACTTCGTTTAAATTATATTGATATAAGTTCACAATAACACCATTTACCATTGGTTCTGGAACATATATTTCACAAAAACGCGATAATATCGGTTTCATTAAATTATATTTATCTTCTGCAATAATAAAAAAACGTGTGTTGTGACTGAACAATTCAATACATCTGCGTAATGCGGACTGAGCATCTATAGTTAATTTGTCCGCATTTAATAGGATGATACTTTTAAAAATATTACCACAATTCGAATTTATATGGGTTTTTGCAAAGAATTTCAATTCGTCTCTTATAAATTTGATACCTTTTCCATGTGAGCAATTTACATACATAACAAATGATTTAATTTTATCTTTATCGTTATCATAAATTTTGTGGATAAATTCATTCACGATTGTTCTTTTTCCAGTGCCAGATGGTCCATGAAATAAAATATTGGGTATTTTATGTATTTCGTGAAAGTAATTTAATTTAGTTTTAATAGATTGATGAATTTGTAATGACATTAGTTAATTACTATAGTAATGTAGAATGTTTTTATATTAATTAACGTATTATAACCTATAATAAAAATATAAAATATAAAACACAAAAATTATGCTTTGCTGAGAATATAATTACATAACGATTTATAGTATAAATCATATGATAAATTTGGCAATAATCGTTGTCTATTCATTGTAACAGAACATCCGCCAGTATTTAATGACGAAACATCGAAATTAATTATTTTGTATTCTAATGCTTTATGAATTATTTTTTCCACTTCATCTGCTCTGCCGTCTTTTACGTGTAAATGAAGTGAAATTTTGCTGGGATGAATCAACTCAAATAGTATACAAGAATTTATAATATTTTCGAATTCTTCTACTTGCAGTGTTCCGCATGTATCCGATAAACAAATAGAGTCTACCTTCCAGGTATTTAATTTCACTAGTCGATTGATTATAAAATCACAGTCTATTTTACCTTCCATAGGACATTCGGATATACAAGAGACATATAATTTGATAACTGGTGCAACTTTTCTATACGTATTGTTTTTGAGTT